GTATCTTGGAAGTTGACCCAGACGAAGTTGAGAAAGCACTGGAAGAACAGGGATATCAAACCGATTTTAACCAGTCTACGGAGGTGACAGATGACGAAGCTGAACAAATTCCAACAGGAAATAGAGAACCTGTTGCAGAAAGCGGACAAAGCGACGGACAAACGACTCTATAACCTCTACATTGATACGATTAAGGACTTGAAAAAGTCTTTACTTGTTGATTATCAGCGGTTGGATAGCCTGACATCCTCCCAGAAGCTAAAATTGAGCCAAATGAGCGCTCTTTTAGAACAATTAGACCAATCAACCGACAAGTTGAAAAAAGGGCTTAGAAGTGAAATTACAGGGCATTTAATTGACACAGGGAAAATAGCCTATAACGAACTGTTTTATGAGTTTGAGGGCGGACATGGTGGGATTGGCTTTGCCATGCTAAAAGAGGAAGAGTTAAGGACCATTATCGAAACACCTGTGGCAAACTTTAAGTTATCTGAACGCTTGAATGATGGGGTTGTGGAACGGTTACGAAACAACATCAAGGACGACCTCAATCGTATATTTTTGCACGGCGCGAGTTATGCTCAGGCATCTGCTAGATTGGCAGAGCAAGGATACAGCTCATACCGTCGGGCTATGATGATTACTAGGACAGAAGCTGGACGGGTGCAGGCTGTGGCTAGGGAAAAGGCCCAATTGGAAGCTAGAAACCTAGGTGTTGAGTTTGACAAAGTTTGGGTAGCGACTTTGGACGGTCGCACAAGGCACAATCATGCAGAATTGGACGGTGCAAAGGCTGACAAGGATGGTTATTTTGAGATTAACGGTTTACGCACGAAGCAACCGCACATGTTTGGTTTTGCAAGCGAGGATGTCAACTGTAGATGCCGGACAATCTCACGGCTTAAAGACGATGACACATTGACATCAAGGCGAGATAATGAGACCGGTAAGATTATCAAGTACAGGAATTATCGAGAGTGGGCGAGGGCTAAAGAATAAGTTTACAGATTTGACAAAATCGAGGAGAAAAAAATGGAAAAACAAGTTACTATCTTTTTAAAGAATGGCGAAACATTACTGTTTCAAGACGTAAGCAATATGGATGTGACTGATAAGCACATTGCTTTTGATTACTTTGGCAAAAGTACAAACCAAGAAAAAAGTGGGGTGTTCTTTTTTGACACTATTGCGGGTTGGTCAGCATCAGCGCAACTTTTTAAATAGGAGGCGGTCACTCATCTTGACAGCAGGAAAGACTGCAACAATCATATAACCTAACCGTGTCGAATTCGAGGCGGTTTTTATATTGTCCTGTCACATGACATAAAACTAGGCAGGCCATGTCTGTGTGGCATATCGCAGACACTCCCTGCTGGGAGAGCCAGCATAAAAAATCTATGGAGGTAACCAACAATGGATTGGTTAAAAGAACTTATTGAGAAACACACTGTAGACGGAAAAACTGACGTTGATGCGGTCATGAACGCGTTTAAAGAAGAGTTTCCGAAACACGCTGTCCCTAAAGATGTCTACAACGAGCAAGCCGAAAAGCTAAAAGCAGCTAACAGCACGCTTGACACGTTGAAGAAATCAAACAAGGACAACGACGAATTACAGAATGAACTCAAAACGTACAAGGATAAAGTGTCACAGTTGGAAGCTGATGTGAAAGAAACAGCTAAGAAGCAGACTATTAAAGATGCTCTTTCTAGTGCTAAAGCGACTGATTTGGATTATCTTATGTACAAGCTTGGCGATGTGGAATTGGCAGAAGATGGTAGCATTAAGGATCTTGACAGTAAAATCAAGGACTTACAGACTAATCACCCTACATTCTTCAAGACAACGGAGCCTGAACAAGCTGATAACGGCTTTAAAACTTTAGGTGGGGTGGATATTCCTCCAGGTGGAAAAATTGACCCATCAAAATCACTGACTGCTGACTTTGAGTCTGCGGTCTTCGGAAAATAACTTTTTAAGGAGAAAAAAATAAATGCCAAATACACTCGAATATTCAAAAATTTTCCAACCAGTCCTTGACAAGCAAATCGTGCAAGAATCAACGACAGGATGGATGGAAGTAAACAGTAAATTAGTACAATACAACGGCGGTAACGAAGTCAAATTGCCGTCTATTGTTATGGACGGACTTGCAGATTATGATCGTTCATCTGGCTATGTCGATGGGGCTGTGACACTTACATGGAACACTTACAAGCTCACACAAGACCGTGGTCGTAAATTCCAATTGGACGCTATGGATGTGGATGAAACAAACTTTGTAGCAACTGCTGGAACAGTCATGGGCGAATTCCAACGCACTTTGGTTGTACCTGAAATCGACGCTTATCGCTATTCTGCTATTGCCGCTAAAGCTATTGCAGTTGGTCAAACTCGTACTGCTGCAATCACAGACTCAAACATCTTGAAAGAACTTTTGAAAGACATTGCAACAGTAAAAGAGATTGTCGGAAATACCGCAAAACTTAAAATTACCATGTCCGAAACAATGTTGACTAATCTTGGACTTGATGACAAAGCATCTAAACGTATTTCAACGGTCGCAGTTCCGGCTGGCGAAGTGGCAACTGTTGTAACTAAAATTGACGGCCATGAAATTGTTCCGACGCAACAATCGTTGCTTCAAACTGCATTTAAATTTAACGATGGCAAGACTGGTGGACAAGAAAAAGGTGGCTTTGTGGCTGACCCATTAGCAAAAGCTATTAACTGGCTTATTGTTGCCGAAAATGCACCTATTGCAGTATCTAAAACAGACGTAGTACGTGTATTTGACCCAATGACGAACCAACGTGCGAACGCTTGGGATATGGACTACCGTAAGTACCACGACGTCTGGATTCCAAAATCAAAAGAAAAGGCAATCTTTGCCAATACAGTAGCCTAGGAGGTAGCTTATGCGTAAATTTAAACGCTTGAACGTCATCAAAGAAACAGATAGCGATTTGGTTGCTGACCGACTTATCGAAGCAGGATTCGAAGAAATCGTTGAAGGTAGTGAACCAGAAGATTTATCCCGTGATGAAGTAAAGGCTCAATTGGACGAAGCAGGCATCGAGCATGCCAAGAATGCAAAGACGGAAACATTGCTTGAAATTTTGGAAGCATCGAAGTTAGGGGAGTAGTCTACTACTCTCCTTTTTAATTGGAGGTATGTATGATTATTAGTCTAGAAGAAGCATTAAAACTTGATGCAGATGCGACACAGGAAACGTGTGATGGGCTAGAAACAATGGTCAGAAAGTTGACCAACAACAATTTTCAGTTGATTAAATTCCGCATTCGTGGTTTGCGATTATCTGGAAGCACAATCAAAGCTAGTAGCGGACGTTTGGATATATTTAAAGCTGGCGACACAATAGAAATCAATGGAACAGACTACAACAATGGTCTATACGTTGTTGAGAGTGTCTCTGATGATGCAATTACTATCCGTGGGGATTTTATCACAGAAACCAATTCAGGGGCTATAACAACGAAAGTGAGCTATCCTGCGGACGTGCTGACAGGTATCAAAAAATTGATTGCTTACGATGCAAAAATGCGAGATAAGGCCGGTATCAAATCCGAAACCGTGGCACGTTGGTCAGTGACTTACTACGATGTGACGGCTGCTGAAAGTTCGGAGGGCTATCCAGTCAGCTTGCTTGGCTTTTTGGACAAGTATAGGAAGCTGAGGTGGTCGTGATGTTAACGTTTTATCTTTTGAAAAATATAGCAAATGGCGAAAATGAACTTGGACAAGAAATCTTTGAGCATAAGAAAGTAGCTGAATTTATTGGCTATATGGATATGCTTGATGGAAATGAATCCAATGACAAGTTAGCCTATCTTGCAGACAGTACCCATGTCATCTTGACTAAGAATATGACAGTCAATGCTGAAATTGAAGACAAAATCGAAGTCAATGGAAAAACCTATGAAGTGACCTATGTTGATGATCCGGTGAATATTGGCCATCATCTGGAAATCTATATTAAAGGTGTCCACTGATGAAATTTGTAGATAATTCAGAGGCAGCCAAAAGAGAACTTGAACGTGCTGCGATTAGAGGTCTTATCAAAGCTTCGTTGTTGGTTGAGGGTCACGCTGTGCTTTTAGCACCTGTCGATAAAGGAGGCTTACGAGACAGCATTGGGTACCAGGTCAACGAGAGCGAACTGGTTGCCTATATTGGTACTAATTGCGAGTATGCAATCTATGTCGAATATGGCACTGGTGAATTTGCTGAAAAAGGAAACGGTCGTAAGGGTGGTTGGGTATATAAAACACCAAACGGTGAGGTACATTTTACTTACGGAATGTCACCACAACCATACCTACGACCAGCATTCAGGAAAAACCAAAAAGCTATAAGAGACATTTTGGCGGACTGTTTAAGAGAGTTGGGAGGGTAGATGAAAGAAGTTATCAAAACAATCTTAAAAGAGCTGAAAACTGTCCACAGTGAGAGCTACTACATCAAGAACTCTGCTAAGACTGTCAAGTATCCATATGTGGTCTTTTCGACTAGCTTGACCAGTATTGACCGTCATGCAGATGGTTGTTACCTGGATGTGGATATTTTTTGTAACAAAGGCCTAGACCAGGTCGAAATCGAAACATTATCTGAGAGCATTAAGATGCACTTGAGGCATTTTGACACAATGCTAGAGGATTGCTACATGCGAACGCAATTCCAGTCAATGCAGGCCGTGCCAACAAACCTGGACGATTTGCAACGACGGAATTTGCGTTTTTATATTAAATTAGATTGGAGAAATTAAATGGGAGTTAAAACACCAGTAAAACGTACAGGCTATACAGCTAATACGCCAAAGCATTATCTTATTAATGCGGGTGCAGTTTATAAAAACCTAACCTGGAACAAGGCAGGTGGCACTGACGGGAATGGAGTTTGGGAAGGTGAGTTGTTAGGAGCTACGTCAGGCGGTAACAAGGTCACAATCGAAACAAACTACCGTACTGTTGAAATTGACGGAGTATTTGTGCCAGCTGTCGGTCAAAAACTGCTAGAGAGCCAGACGGCTAAAATCGAAGTCAACGTTAAAGAAATCACAGCGGAAAATATCCGTTTATCTATTAACGGTAAGGTTACTGAAGCAGATGGAACTACTGCACCAACAGGGTACAAGATCGTTTCAGGAAAATCAAAACTTGAAAATGGCGATTATATCGAAAATCTCGGTATCGTAGGTACTATGTCAGGGACTAATGACCCTATTATTGTTATCATTGATAACGCTCTTTGCACGTCAGGACTTGACTTTGATACAAAAGACAACGAAGAAGCTGTTATCTCAATGACATTTGAGGCACATGCTGCTGAAGGCCAAGTTGAAAGCTTGGAATTGCCTTGCCGTATCTACTTCCCAAGTATTGTTTAGGAGGAATAAATGACTGAATCACTTAAAATGCGCGAGCTGAATGGTGGCGACATCTTTACGATGTTGTCTATCATCGGCAAACTAGACATCAAAGAAGAAGTTGTGCAGCTTATTGAACGTCAGTATGGCACAGGCTCAAAAGTTGTGGCATTATCTGACCATAAAGTGAAAAAACCTACCAAGAAAGTGCAGGAACAAGCGAGCTTGGCTATCCAGAAGCGTGGGATGGTCGTTGTGACAGACCTTGGATTTGCTGTCTTGAAGCACGTAGGAGATGCCAAGGAAGATATCAATCGTTTCTTGGCTGAATTGACAGGGACAAGTCAAAAGCAAATCGAAACGCTCAACATGTTCGACTATACCAAGTTATTGATGGAATTTGGAAAGAAGGCAGAGCTGAAGGATTTTTTCCAATCTATTGCTTCGCTATTGGCTTAGATACAAATAAGCTCATAGATATACTTTTTAAACGATATGGAAATCCAAAGACTTTGCTAGAGACACAAACTCTAAGCGAGTCTTTGGACTTTTTTATGTACTTGCTTGATGAACAGGATAAAGAAGAACTGACAGACATATGGAAGTCTAAAGACTTTGACATGACTTTATCCGACTTTATTAAGAAGCATTCTAAGAAAAGTTATATCGATAAACAAAGCAAGAAGCAACAATCTGTAGATCAAGATAAAGAAGCTATCGCTTTGGCAGAATCGATTTTGAAATTATCAAGGAAAGGAGAGTAACATATGAACATTTTTGAACTATTTGGCAAGATTGGCATCAATAACAAAGAAGCCAATAGGGCCATTGATGAAACAACAGGAAAAGCTGAAGGTGCTCATGGGAAGCTCTCTGCTATCTTTGGGAAAATAGGTCAAGTGGCTGTAAAAGCTGGTAAAGTCATGGCCACTGGGCTTGCCATCGGTGTTACTGCACTGTCTACCTTGACTGGTGTAGCTGTTAAGCACTACGCTGAGTACGAGCAGTTGGTCGGTGGTGTCGAGACACTATTTGGATCCGGCGGACAATCAATTGAAGAATATGCTGCATCTATCGGTAAGAGCGTTGAAGAAGCTAGAGGACAATTTGACCAGTTGAATAGCGCTCAGTCCGAGGTCATGAATAATGCTAAAAATGCATATAAGACTGCTGGATTATCTGCAAATGCCTACATGGAGACGGTCACGTCATTTAGTGCATCTCTTATCCAATCGGTGGGTGGAGATACC